GGCTTCGGCCTAAGGTTTTTCGGAGGGAGGTGGAGGCATGGCAGTGACGCTGGAAGAAATGAAGAACTACCTCCGTGTGGACTATGACGAGGACGACGCCCTGATCGAAAGCATCATCGGGGCGTCGGAACGCCTCTGCATGGATGTGGCGCGGATGGATTCACTGGAAGAGTTTTCTGCCGTGGAGAATGCCAGGATTGCCGTGCTGTATGCGGCGGCCTACCTCTACGAACACCGGGAGGAGGCAGACCACCGCGCCCTCACGCTCACCCTGCGGGCTTTGCTCTTTGGGGCAAGGAAGGAGGCGTTCTGATGGATGTGGCGGCGATGAACGTGCGGATTGTGTTCCAGAAAAATGAAACGGTTTCTGATGCCATCGGAAACCACACAAACACATGGGCAGACTACTACTCCTGCCATGCCACCATCAGCGATTCCCTGGGGAAGTCCTCTGCGGAATCCGAGGCGGCGGGGCAGACCGCGGCGCACCCGGACATCAGCTTCACGGTGCGTTTCTGCCAGAAGGCAAAGGCTGTGGACACCACGGGCTTCCGGATTTTATGGGACGGCGGCATTTATGACATTCTGAAGGTAGACCATCTGAACAATAAAAAACGGGCATTGAAATTCAAATGTGAGAAAGCGGGGCGGTAATGATGTCAGACAGGGTAAGGATCGACCAGCTTGCGGCCGCAGTGATGGAGGGGCTGACGGAGTACGCGGACCTTGCGGCGGATGATCTGAAAAAGGCGGTGAAGAAAGCGGGGAATTCCGTGAAAAAGGATATCCAGGAGGGAGCGCCGAAGGACACGGGCGCCTATGCGAAAAGCTGGTCTGTGAAGAACGTGAAGGAGACTTCCAACTCCATCGAGCTGGTGGTGCATTCCAGGAACCGCTACCAGCTCTCGCACCTCTTGGAATTCGGTCACGCCAAACGGGGCGGCGGGCGCGTCCCCGGAAAGGCGCACATCGCGCCTGCGGAGGAGCGGGCGGAACGGACGCTGGAGCAGGAAATTGAAAAGGCTCTGAGGGGGTGATGCATTTTGGAAAAACTTGTAAGCATGATTGCGGAGATGGGTCTGCCTTTTGCCTACGACCATTTCGTAGAAGGGGAGTCGCCGGAGCCGCCGTTCCTCTGCTACCTCATTCCGGGGAGCGACAATTTCGCAGCGGACGGGAAGGTGTACCACAGGGGCGCAAGCGTCCATGTGGAGATTTACACCGATAAGAAAGACCTGGCGGTGGAGAAAAAAGTGGAGGATGTGCTGGACGCGCATGAGGTCTTCTACAACAAATCGGAAACATGGATTGGTAGCGAGCGGCTTTATGAAGTTCTGTATATTTTTGGATGGGAGGCATGACGGATGCAGAATAAAAAGAACAAAGTGAAATACAACCTGAAAAACACGCACTATGCGATGCTCACGGTTTCGGAAGACGGGGTGGTGTCCTACGGGACGCCTATCCCGATGCCCGGCTCGGTGTCCATCTCGCTGGACGCCAACGGCGAGCCGGAGAACTTCTATGCGGACGGGACGGCGTACTATGTCATCAACAACAACATGGGCTACGACGGCGACCTGGAGCTTGCCATGATCCCGGAGTCCTTCCGCAAAGATGCCTTACGGGAGGAACTGGACAGCAGGGGCGTGCTGATTGAGAACGCCTCGGCGGAGCTTGCGGCTTTTGCGCTGCTCTTTGAGTTTGACGGCGACCAGAGGCACATCCGCCATGTCCTCTACAACTGTTCCGCCTCAAGACCGGGCATCGAGGGCAAGACCAACGAGGAGAGCCGGGAGGTGCAGACGGAGACGCTGACCGTCAAGGCCACGCCCCTGGCGGACGGGATGGTGAAGGCGAAGACCGGGGATTCCACAGACGAAACTGTTTATAAGGACTGGTACAAGGCGGTGTATATGCCCGCGGCGGCAGATGATGGCGGCGGGGAGCAGGGCAATGAGGAGGGCGACGCATGAGCATGACAAGGAAGATTGAGATTGACGGGAAGGAAGTGCCGTTCCGGGCATCGGCGGCCGTTCCGCGTATTTACCGGATTAAGTTCCACCGGGATATTTACAAGGATCTGAGTGCGCTGGAAAAGAGCATCGGGAAAAGCGATGAGGAGAATTCCAATTTAGACTTGTTTTCACTGGAGCTGTTCGAGAACATCGCCTTCATCATGGCGAAGCACGCCGACCCTTCCATCCCGGACACGCCGGAGGAATGGCTGGACGGTTTCGGCACGTTCTCCATCTACCAGGTGCTGCCGCAGCTCATCGAGCTGTGGGGGCTGAACGTGAAGACCGACGTGGAGGCTAAAAAAAACTTCGCGCAACTGACCGCCCGATGACCACGCCGCTGTTCCTGCTGCGGTGTGTGCAGCTCGGCATCTCCATCCGGGATTTAGATTTGCTGACCATCGGCATGGTCAACGATATGTACGCGGAGAGCAGCAATGACAGCGCGGACTACTCCATTATCGCAGGGCAGGACGAGTTCGATTTATTTTAACCGCAGATTTGGATTTTTTTGATAACGCCTGGGCAGCCGGGCTTTTTTTGCGCCGTTAAGGGGGTGTTGGTGTGGCGGCAAACAGGATAAAAGGGATTACGGTAGAGATTGGCGGCGACACCACGAAGCTCCAGACGGCGCTAAAAGGCGTGAACACGGAGATACGGAACACGCAGTCACAGCTTAAGGACGTGGAGAAGCTGCTGAAGCTCGACCCCGGCAACACGGAGCTGATGGCGCAGAAGCACCGGCTGCTCGGCCAGGCAGTTTCGGAAACGAAGGAAAAGCTGGAGACGCTGAAAACGGCGGCAGAGCAGGCGAATGACGCGCTGGCAAGGGGCGAGATTTCCCAGAGCCAGTACGATGCCCTCCAGCGGGAGATCATCGAGACGGAAAACAACCTGCGTGACCTGGAGCGGCAGGCGGGGCAGTCCGCCGTGGCTTTGCAGAAGATTGCCGCCACGGGGGAGAAGTTAAAGACGGTCGGCTCCGCCATTGAGGGCGTGGGGCAGAAGCTGATGCCCGTCACTGCGGCGGTGGGCGGGCTTGGCGCGGCTGCCGTGAAGGTGGCTTCCGACTTCGACTCCGCCATGAGCCAGGTGGCGGCTGTGTCCGGGGCGACCGGGAAGGACCTGGAAGCCCTGCGGGATAAGGCCCGTGAGATGGGCAGCAAGACCAAGTTCTCCGCATCCGAGGCGGCGGAGGCGATGAACTACATGGCCATGGCCGGCTGGAAGACGAACGATATGCTCTCCGGCATCGAGGGCATCATGAACCTTGCCGCAGCCTCCGGGGAGGATCTGGCGACCACCTCGGACATCGTGACGGACGCGCTGACCGCCCTGGGGCTGTCGGCGGAGGATTCCGGGCATTTCGCGGATATCCTTGCGGCGGCAAGCTCGAATGCCAACACGAACGTATCCATGATGGGCGAGACGTTTAAATACTGTGCGCCCGTGGCCGGCGCACTCGGTTTTTCCGCAGAGGATACCGCAGAGGCCATCGGCCTGATGGCGAATGCGGGCATCAAGTCCTCCCAGGCAGGCACGGCCATGCGCTCCATGATGACCAACCTCACCGGGGAAGTGAAGTTTACCGGGGCTGCCTTCGGGGAGCTGACGGTACAGACCACGAACACGGACGGCAGCATGAGGAGCCTTGGGGACATCCTGGCAGACTGCCGCGCGGCATTCGCACAGATGTCCGAGTCGGAGAAGGCCGCCAATGCGGAGGCTCTGGTGGGCAAGAACGCCATGTCCGGATTCCTTGCGGTGATGAACGCCGCGCCGGGGGACATTGAAAAGCTGAACAGCGCCATCAACAACTGTGACGGCACGGCGGAGAAGATGGCGGCCACCATGCAGGATAACCTTGCGGGGCAGCTTACGATCTTAAAGAGCCAGTTGGAGGAACTGGCAATCTCCATCGGGGAAATCCTGATGCCCTACATCCGGCAGATCGTGGGCTGGATTCAGGGGCTTGTGGACTGGCTGAACAGCCTGGACGAAGGCACGAAGAAGATCATCGTCACGGTGGCTTTGGTGGCCGCGGCGCTCGGCCCCGTCCTGATTGTCATCGGGAAAGTGGTCGGGGCAATCGGAACAATTATGACCGTGGTGCCGCAGATCGCCAGCGCTATTTCCGGTGTAATCGGGTTTGTGTCCGGGACGGTGATCCCGGCGATCTCCGCCGTGGTGGCGGCTATCGGGTGGGTGCCTTTGGCAATCGCCGCTGTTGTCGCCATCCTCGTGGTGCTGTACAACAAATGCGAATGGTTCCGTGAGGCGGTCAATGCCATCTGGACGCAGATCAAGGAATTTTTTGTTTCCGCATGGGAAGTCATCTGTTCTTTCTTTACGGAGACCATACCGAATGCCTGGAATTCCCTGGTCTCATTCTTCCAGGGCATCCCGGCGTGGTGGAGCGGGCTGTGGCAGTCCGTGGGCGACTTTTTCAGTAACATCTGGACGAACATGATGAACAATCCCGTGCTGACGGGGATTGTGGACATGATACGCTCCCTGTGGGAGAACCTCTCCACGACGCTGCAGGGCATTTGGAACGGCATCAAGACGGCGGCTTCCGGGGCTTGGGAGCTGATCAAGAATGTGGTGCTTGGGCCGGTGCTTCTGCTGATCGACCTGGTGACCGGGAATTTTACCAAGCTGAAGGAGGACGCCGCCAACATCTGGAACAACATCAAGAATGCGGCGTCCAATATCTGGAACGGCATCAAGCAGGTGGTCGGCTCGCTGGCGCAGGGGCTTGCGAACCACGTTTCCATCCTGTTCAACGGGCTGAAAACCACAATCGCAAATATCTGGACGGCAATCAAGAATACAGCCTCGTCCGCCTGGAACGGGCTGAAAAACCTGGTGTCGTCCATTGCGTCCAATCTGAAACAGGCGGCGGTGAACGCTTTCAAGGCCATGGTTTCCGGCATCGGCTCCGCGCTTTCCTCCCTGGGGAGCGTAGTGCAGTCCGGGTTCCAGTCCGCCATCAGCTTCATCACCTCGCTGCCGGGGAAGGCGCTGGAATGGGGGAAGGACTTCATCAACGGAATCGCGGACGGCATCCGCAGCGCCATCGGCAACGTGGTAAATGCGGTGTCGGATGTAGCGGACAAGATACGCTCCTTCCTGCACTTCTCCGTGCCGGACGAGGGGCCGCTGACGGATTACGAGAGCTGGATGCCGGACTTCATGTCCGGGCTGGCAAAGGGCATCGAAAAGAGCCGGGGCATGGTGAAGAAGGCCGTGTCCGGGGTGGCGTCCGACTTAATGCTCCAGCCGCAGGCGGCTGTCCAGGGGATGCAGGGCGGCAGGGATTCCTCCGGGGATCCTTCCGTGGGCGAGCTGCTCGGAGGGCTTAGGGAGATGCTTTCCGGCCTGCAGGAGATGGCGGGCGGCGGGACCATCTGTATCCCCGTGTATGTGGGCGGGACGCTGCTGGATGAAGTGGTGGTGGACGCGCAGGCAAGGCAGAACTTAAGGTCGGGAGGGAGGTAAGGCGGCATGGCGTATATACAGTATCTGGCAATTGACGGTGTGCCGCTCCCCCTGCCGGACTCCTACGAGGTGCAGATGGCGGACGTGGAGGCGGATTCCGGGGGCGAGACGGAGGCCGGGACCACGCAGAGGGACGTGGTGAGGATGGGCGTGGTGTCCATCCCCGCCGCTTTTTCTGTTTCCCCCAAATGGCTGAAGCTGCTGACGGGGTTTAAGCAGATGGAAAAGCTCACAGTAGATTATTTTGACACGGAAACGTTGGAAATAAAGCGGACGGAAATGTTTATTAGCGGCTACAAGGCAAGCCTTGTGAAAGACACATCCTATAAGGGGCTTTGGAAGGTGTCGTTCACGCTGAAAGAGTTATAAGGACACAGAAAGCATGGCGGGAGGAGGTGGAATCGGATGTACCCGGTGAGCGATGCGTTCCTGCGGGCGGTGCAGGAGAACACACGGAACTACTGCTGGACGGGGCAGATCACGACAAAGGGCGGCGCTGTATACCCGTTTGTTTACGAAGATATCGTGAAAGGGAGCGGGTACCTCACGGCGCAGTGCTGCGGCAGCGCAGAGATTGAGCTGGGGACGGTGTACGCCGCCGAGATGGGCATCACGCTCTTTTCACAGATTGACCGCTACACGCTGGAAGGGGCGGAGGTGCGGCTCTCCTACCACCTGCGGCTTGCGGACGGGAGTTTCGAGGAAGTGCCGATGGGAATCTTCGAGGTCAGCGAGGCGAATCGGACGGCGCACTGCCTGGAGCTGAAAGCCTACGATTATATGCTGCGCTTCGAGAAGAGTTTTAACGGTTTTGAGACGGTGGGCAACGCCTGGGCGTTCCTGGATTTATGCTGTAAGGCGTGCAACGTCGTATTGGCGCACACACAGGCGGAGATCGAGGCCATGCCCAACGGCACGGAGCTGCTCTCCATCTACCCGGAAAATGACATCGAGACTTACCGTGACGTGCTGTACTTTGTCGGGCAGGTGCTTGGCGGCTTTTTCTGCATTAACCGGGAAGGGAAGCTGGAGCTGCGGAAATATGGGACACAGCCGGTGATGGAGGTAAAGAGCAGGCACCGTTTCACCAGCAGCTTTTCCGACTTCATCACCCGGTACACGGCGGTCAGCTCCACGAACCTGCGCACACAGACGGCGGAGTATTACGCCCTGGAGCCGGACGACGGGCTGACCATGAACCTGGCGGTGAACCCGCTCCTGCAGTTCGGGCTGGAGGAAACGCGGGAGACGCTCTGCCGGAACATTTTAAATGACCTGGCGGTGGTCAGTTATGTGCCGTTTGATTCCAGCACCATCGGGAACCCGGCATTGGATTTAGGGGACGTGCTGACTTTCACGGGCGGGCAGGCAGACGGGAGCCAGACCGCCTGCATCACTTCTTCCAACTGTAGGATTGGTGGGAAACACACCTTGAAATGTGTGGGGAAGAACCCAAGGCTGGCGCAGGCAAAATCGAAGAACGACAAGAACATCTCCGGCCTACTAAACCAGATCGAGGCGGGGAAGATCGGGATACACACGTTCACGAATGCCTCCGCCTATACGGTGGCGGAGACCAGTGTGCGGATTATCAGCATTGAGTTCGCAGCGAAAGAGGAGACCCATGTGCAGTTTTTCGGGCAGGTGCTGGTGGATGTGTCCGCAGGGCAGGTGAGCCGTTCTGCCAGTGCGAAAGGGAGCATCGTGGTCCCGTTCCCGGCAGGGGGCGGCGGGGATACAGGAACAGGCGCGGATGCCGGAACAGATACCGGGGATGGCAGCGGCGGCCAGGGGGCAGATACAGAAAGCGTCACGGTGGACGTGGAGCTTCCGGTCACATGGACGGAGGACGGGAAGGCAGTGGCGTATGTCACATACGAATTCAATGATTCCGAGATCCTCATCCATTACCCCGTGGAGACCTGGGGGAGCGGGAAACACATCCTTTCCCTGTACTATCCGATTGACGGGCTTGTGCCGAACATCACGAACACTTTCAACGTCCACCTGCGGATGGAGGGAGGGACGGCAGCCATCGATACGGGCGGGTGCATCGCCTCTATCAGCGGCCAGGGCATGGCTGCGGGCGCGGCGTGGGACGGCACCATCACGGTGGAGGAATATGTGCAGCCGTTCACGCTTAAGGGCGGCCTGCAGGCGAAGGCGTTCTCCGGGGAGATGGGATTTGAGACAATGGAGCTGGTAAAGAAATATTATTCGGACAGCATCAGGAAGGCGGGCATCGGCGCGTTCGGGAAGCCCGTGGAGCTGCCGCAGGAAGGAGAGGGGACAGGATGAAGCTGAAAGGGACGATGGTACTGGAACTTACGGATGAAGCCACGGGGGAAGTGGAGAGCGTCACGGAGGAGAACATGGTGACGGAGGCGGTGAACGACATCCTGGGCATGAACCCCATGGGCGTGTTTTACTCAGAAGAGAACCTGGCGGATGTCTTAAGTTGGAATGGGACGCTGCTCCCCATCTGCCCGAACATGGTCGGCGGCATCCTGCTCTTCCCCAGGACGCTGGAAGAGGATGCCGCCCATATCTACGAGATGTCGGATAACCTCCCGGTGGCCTATGCCTCCAACAATGTGAACACCACGGCGAACACGGCCAGGGGCAGCATGAACCAGACGGAGAGCAAGGCTTTGGAGAACGGCTATAAATTTGTGTGGGAGTTCACGCCAAGCCAGGGCAACGGCACCATCGCGGCGGTGGCGCTGACCAGCGCCCAGGGCGGGCAGAACGCCTACGGGAGCCTGGTGGGGGACGCCAGCACGTTTTTAAAGATAAAGAAGCTGGACATCGGCGACCTTGGGAAAGCGAAGCAGGAGGTGCTGTTCGAGGCAGTGGAGATGGATTTTGAAAAGGACCTGCTGTATTCCATCACCTTTGCGGACTCCAGCGTGCGGATACGGAAGGTGCGCATCCCCGTCTTCACCATCGGGCTGAATGAAAAGCTGGACGATTCCACCTACACCGTGCTGGAAGACCACGCCGTGCCGGCGGAGACCTTCCTGTTCCTGGGCAGCTACACGAAGTACGGGGAATTCCTGGACGGGAAGGACGGGTACTGGTACGGCTTCTCCAACCAGGCGAATTCCTCCGGGAACGCAAGGATGCTGTGGGTAAAGATATCCAAGGCGGACTATACTGTGACGGAGGGGGAATGGACGCTGTCCAACGCAAGGCTGATGGCGGTGGGGGAGCGGGACATGGAGGACAGCTACCCCGAAAGGAAGTGCCGCTGCTGTATGCGGAACGGATACCTGTATGTCCCTGCGTATGACAAAAAGGGCATTTATAAAATAAACGTGGCGAATTCCGCAGACGTGGCGCTGGTCGCTTTCGGCTTCACTTCCAAGATGAAGCCGCTGTGCGAGTCCGCGACCTGCGAGCTGTACCTTACGCTGATCGGGGACCTGATCATCGGCGGGGACTTCCAGGTCACGGCAGACGACATGGTCATCCACACCCAGGGGAGCGTGAGGCTCGGCAGCGCGGCGACGCCGCTGTTCCAGTATAAGCAGTTCCTGGTGGGGTGGGGAGGCAGCTACGGGAACGAATACCGCCATATGTACCTGCTGACGCCCTACCTTGCCACCATCAACAACCTTTCCTCGGCGGTGGTGAAGGACGCCAACAAGACCATGAAGATCACCTACACGCTGACGGAGGAGGCATGACGGACAGCTTTACGGCAGGGGGATGCGTTTCCCCTGCCGTGATAAAAGGGTGGTGTGTGCCGGGAGCCCCGGCGTGCGGCGTTTCTTCAGTTCCGGGAGTCCGGTTCAGATGCGGCGTATCTTGTGGACGGCTCCGCGACCATGGAGAGGGATGCGGCTTCGGCTTCAATGCCGCGCTTCATCTGCTCAAGCTGCGCGATCCTTTTTTCAAGCTCAGCCTGTGCCTCCCGCTGCTCCTTTGCCGCCAGCTCTTCGGCTGTGAGGGTGCGGATGTGGATGGAGCCTTCCTCGTATTCAACGATGAGCGGGGCACCGATGGAAAAGCCGAGGGCTTCCAGCCAGTGGCCTTCCATCTGTATCTTCGGGACCGCGGTGCATGGACCGGTGCCGCTGTGCAGGATGCCGCCGCTCTGGCAGTGGCGGTAGGTGTAAACGACTTTGATGTTCTTTGTCTTCATAGGGTGTCCTCCTTGGATTTTTATTTTCCCCTGCCGCCTCCCGTTTTCCGGGCAGGCGGGGCTTTGGGTAGTGTTATTAATCACTCTGAAGCCGTGAAATAGCAAGGGAAACGGGAGGCATAAATGTGACAAAGATTCCCACAGATACTTGTGTAAACGACACAAATAAATATCCTTTTGGATACGGGGCTGTCCGCCGTTTGGCGGGCGGCCTTTTATCATACAAAAAATCATTTAAAGGAGGGTTTCAACATGAAGGAATTCTGGAACACGATCCAACTTATTTTCACTGCCATCGGGGGATGGCTCGGCTGGTTCCTGGGCGGCTGTGACGGCCTGCTGTATGCGCTCATCGCTTTTGTCGTGGTGGACTATGTCACGGGCGTGATGTGTGCCGCAGCGGATAAGAAGCTGTCCAGCGAGGTGGGTTTCAGGGGCATCGCAAAGAAAGTGCTGGTCTTCCTGCTGGTGGGGATCGCCAACATCCTCGATGTGCAGGTCATCGGGAGCGGCTCCGTGCTGCGGACGGCCATCATCTTTTTCTACATCTCCAACGAGGGCGTGAGCCTCCTGGAGAACGCCGGACACCTGGGGCTGCCCATCCCGGAAAAGCTGAAGGACATTCTGGCGCAATTGCATGACCGGGCGGAAAACGGGAAGGGGGACGAGTGAGGATGAAACTTGTGGAAAGCATTATGACGAGAAATCCCTGCTACACGGCAGGGAGGAAGATTACGGTGAAGGGGCTGATGCTCCATTCCGTGGGCTGCCCGCAGCCGAAGGCGTCCGCATTCATCAGTTCGTGGAACAGCCCGGCGCATGACACATCCTGCGTCCACGGATTCATTGACGGGAACGATGGAACGGTGTACCAGACACTCCCCTGGAACCACAGGGGATGGCACTGCGGGAGCGGGAACAAAGGGAGCGGGAACAATACCCATATCGGGGTGGAGATGTGCGAGCCTGCGTGTATCCGGTACACGGCAGGCTCAAATTTTACCTGTTCTGACATGGCAGAGGCAAAAGCGGTGGCGGAGAGAACCTATGAGGCGGCGGTGGAGCTGTTCGCAATGCTCTGTAAGAAATACAGCCTGGACCCACTGGCGGACGGTGCCATCATCAGCCACAGGGAAGGACACAGCCGGGGCATTGCCAGCAACCACGGCGACCCGGAGCATTTGTGGGCGCAGCTTGGGATGGGGTACACGATGGACGGATTTCGCAGGGCGGTCAAGGCGGCGATGGGCGGTGCGTCCTCCGGCACGGACGGATACACGAAGATCATGGGGAATGCCGTGGCGACTGCGGAGCAGATGAAAGCGTATCTGAAAGCGAAGAATCCGGGCGTGGCACAGTCCGTTCTTGACATGGTTCCGCTGTATCTTTCGGAAGGAAAAGCGGAGGGAGTGCGTGGCGACATCGCCTTTGCACAGTCCTGCCTTGAGACGGGGAACTTTACTTTTTCCGGCTCTGCGGTCACGCTTTCCCAGAACAATTTCTGCGGCATGGGCGTGACTTCAAACGGGATGAAGGGGAATTCCTTTGGCACGCCGCAGCTCGGCATCCGGGCGCAGGTGCAGCACCTGAAAGCCTACGCCTCCACGGATGCGCTGAAGAACGCCTGTATTGACCCGCGTTTCAAGTATGTCACGAGGGGCTGTGCAGAATATGCGGAGTGGCTTGGGCAGAAGGAGAACCCGGCCGGGAAAGGATGGGCGGCGGGGGCCGGCTATGGCGGGAAAATCCTCTCCATCCTGAAAGGCATCCTCGGCACGGCGGGAGGCGCACCAAAGCCTGCTCCCGCAGAGACCGAAGCCTGGTACCGCGTCCGGAAGTCGTGGGCGGACGCCTCCTCGCAGAAAGGGGCGTTCAAGTCGCTGGAGAATGCCAAGAAGTGCGCGGATGAGAATTCGGGGCATTCCGTGTTCGATGAATCGGGGAAGGCGTTGTACACCAAAGCGGCGGCACTCCAGCCGTACCTTGTGCGGGTGTCCATCCCCGACCTGAACATCAGGCAGGGGCCCGGCACGGATAAGCCAAAAACAGGGAAGGTGACCGGCGTGGGTGTATTTACCATTGTTGAGGAAGCGGACGGGAAAGGCGCCTCCAGGTGGGGGAAACTAAAATCCAACGCAGGGTGGATTTCGCTTGATTACGCCAGCCGGATATAAATACAGACAGCAGGGCCCGCGGCATTTTCCTATGTGCCGCGGGCCCGTTTTTTAGTGGGTGTAAACTACACAGGAAACGGATGGAAAGTTTGTGCATCTTATGGCGCAGAAATGAGTGGATAATCCCCCGGTTCTGATTTAACATGGCACTACCCCAAAGGGGCGCTGCCGGAAACGGCGGCAGAAAAATAAAGGAGGCACACGCCTATGAAAAAACAGTTTATGGAAACAGCCCGCCTGCCACGCAGGGGGCGGCGGAAGGAGGGATGCTGATGTTCACTGCAAGAGAACGCACACTTCTCACTTCCCCGTACTTCCGGCTCATCCGCCAGACGGATGACTTCTTTGAGATCCAGTCCAGATGCACCAAACACTGCTGGATTGTCCAGAAACTTTCCTATGATCGGTATCCGGTCCGCATCTACCACAAGCACACGAAGGGGACGGCCTACTACCATAAGCACGGCCATGCCAACACGGTATCCTCCGCCGTCCGGCAGATCAAGAGCCACGATGTGTGGCAGCTAAACGGGAGGCGCGCCATGGCGTAAAGCCCGGCGCGAATAGTGACAAGCCCACGGCACATAAAATGTCGTGGGCCATTTTTTGATTTCAGGGGGTTCAGTTCCCCCGTTTCCGTGGCCTATATGTGAAAGCTATTTTTCCGCACGGCGGGAGGCACAGAAAAAATACTGGCGCGACCGTCCGATTCCCGCCCCTGCGGTGGCATATGGCAGGAGGTGTATTTTTCATGACGGAGGAACAGAAAAGGAAGGTTTCAGACCTGCGGCGGGCAGGCATGGGATATACGGAGACGGCAAGGCTGGCGGGCGTGTCCAGGGACGCGGTGCGCAGCTTCTGCAGGAGGAACGGCCTGGCGGGGCAGGCGGCGCAGGACGGGCAGGAGGACGCCCAGGCGCAGGAAGGCATCTGCCGGGAATGCGGGAAGCCGCTGCAGCAGACGGCGGGCGTGAAGCGGCGGGCGTTCTGCTCCAGGGAGTGCCGGGAGAAGTGGTGGCACGGGCATCCGGAGCAGATAAGGCAGAGGGCGGTGTATTCTTTCATATGCGCCGGGTGCGGGAAGCAGTTTGACGTCTATGGGGATTCCAGGAGGAAATACTGCTCCCACGGGTGCTATATAAAAGCCAGGTTCGGGGGAGGCGGCGCAGATGAGTGAGGGGGAATTCCGCGCGGAGATGCGCTACCGGATGTCGCTTGCCGTGGCACGGGCGATGCTCGAAGAAGGCGCCATCACCGAGGAGGAATATTCGGAAATTGATACAATACTGCTTAAAAAACACCGGCCAATTCTGGGTACATTATTAGCGGGAAAACCCTTGCAATAAGTGCGTTTCAGAGTGATGAATGGTAGCGGAAAGGAGTGGTTTCATTGAAGAAAATCAGCAGAATCGAGCCGGTCCGCCCCGTACTGACAGACCGGAAGAAAGTGGCCGCTTATGCGAGGGTGTCCAGGGACACGGAGCGGCTCATGAATTCCGTTTCCGCACAGGTCAGCTACTACAGCGCACTCATCCAGAACAATCCGGAATGGGAATATGCAGGGGTGTACGCAGACTGCGGGATATCCGGGACGGGGACGGCCAGACGCAGCGAATTCTTAAGGATGCTCGCCGACTGCGAGGCGGGCAGGATCAATATCATCCTGACGAAATCCATCAGCCGCTTCGCAAGGAACACGGTCGACCTTCTGGAGACGGTCAGGCATTTGAAGTCCCTCGGCATCGAGGTGCGGTTCGAGAAGGAACATATCAATTCGCTTTCAGAGGATGGGGAGCTGATGCTCTCGCTCCTGGCGTCCTTTGCACAGGAGGAGAGCCGGAGCATCTCGGAAAACGTGAAGTGGGGAGTCAGGCGGCGGTTCCAGTCCGGCGAGATCGGGACGGCGAACAAGCACATCCTCGGATACCGGTATGATGAGGATGAGAAAAAATATGTCATCATACCGGAAGAGGCGGAAGCAGTCCGCTGGATGTTCCAGATGTACATTGACGGCGTTTCCTTCCGCCGGATTGCGGAGAACATGAACAGGGTGGGCATCCGCACCACTCTTGGCAACGATTTCCAGGAAGCCTCGGTGCGGCAGCTCATTTTCAACGAGGTCTATGCCGGCGACATCCGGCGGCAGAAATGCTACATGGCGGACCCCATCACCAAGGCAAAGGTAAAGAACGGCGGGGAGCTGCCGCAGTATTACATGGCAGACTGCCATGAAGCCATCATTGACCGGGAAACCTACGCAAAGGTCCAGGCGGAGATGGAACGGCGGGCGGGGCTTGTCAATCCCGCCTACCCTTTTACAGGGAAGATGAAATGCGGCGTCTGCGGGCAGCCGTTCACACGGAAGAAAGGGACCATAAGGGGGAAGACCTATGTACACTGGATATGCCGCTCCCAAAAGGAGACGGGCATGAGCTGCACCAGCGTGAATTTCAGCGAGGAAGAGCTGGAGCGGATTTCGGCGCGGACGCTTGGAATGGATGAGTTTGACGGGGCTGTGTTTGAAAAGGCTGTCCGGGGCATCACCGTCATGGAAAACGGGGACCTGGAATTCCATCTCACCGGCGGGGAGACGAAAGTCTGGAAGAACCTGCACCTGGACCCGCCCAGGCACATCGCCACGGTCACGGACTGCTTCCAGGGGAAGATACGGTGCGCCGCCTGCGGGAATACATACCACCGGGTGAACGGCGCGGGGAAGTGGGTGTACTGGTACTGCATCGGCAAGAAAAGGAAGAATGTGGAGTGCCATAACCCGAACTACACCGATTACAAGCTGAGGCAGGTTTCCGCGCACATGATGGGGCTGGAGGAATTTGACGAAGCGGAGTTTGAAAAGCAGATAGAGGAAATCACGGCATTTCCGGATGGCAGCCTGGAATTCAATTTTTATGGAGGGAGGAAAGAGCGATGGCAAAGAGCGTGATCACGATACCGGCCACGGTGAACAGGCACACGGCGGCGCCGATAGGCAGCTACAAAAAGCGCAGGGTTGCGGCTTATGCCCGTGTTTCTACCGACCATGAGGAGCAGCAGAGCAGCTACGAGGCGCAGGTGGACTATTACACGAACTACATCAACGTGCGCGAGGATTGGGAATTCGTATCTGTATATGCGGATGAAGGCATAACCGGCTGTAACACGAAAAAGCGCGACGGCTTCAACAAAATGGTGGAGGACGCGCTTTCCGGCGCCATCGACCTCATCATCACCAAGAGCGTCTCCCGCTTCGCAAGGAACACGGTGGACAGCCTCACGACCATCCGGAAGCTGAAGGAGAACAGGGTGGAGTGCTACTTCGAGAAAGAGAACATCTGGACGTTTGACAGCAAGGGCGAGCTGCTCCTTACCATCATGTCCTCGCTGGCGCAGGAGGAGAGCCGGAGCATCTCGGAGAACTGCACCTGGGGGCAGAGGAAGCGGTTCGCGGACGGCAAGGTCACGGTGCCGTTCAAGCGGTTCCTGGGCTACGACCGGGGCGAAGATGGAAACCTCGTCATCAACGAGGAACAGGCGGAGACCGTCCGCAGGATTTACGGCCT